TGAGAAAACATAAGTATTATCAACTGTTTTTACAGCAAAAGCTAAATAACATTTATTTCCACTAGCATCAGCTTGAGTTGATAATAAATATTCTAATGATCTATTAATATTTTTAATCATTTTTTCTAAAGTATTAATAGAAACATTAATATCATCTAAATTACTAACTCTATTATTAACATTATTAACATTATTACTAACATTCATTATAACATTTTTATTATAACTAACATCTACTTCAAGTTTATCTAATCTAGAATCATAATAATTATCTAAACAATAATTTAAATTAATATTATTTTGTCTACTCATATATATAATAAATAATTATATATTTTTTTTTTTATTATAATTTTTGATGTATTTTAATCTTATTCAAATTATTATATTAAATTAATAGTTATAATTTTTAATATATGGTTGTATATTTAATTCATTATTATTATAATTATTATCTTTTTTATATTGACCTTCAACATCAAATTTACTAGTATTTTTATAAAAACATGGTAGAACAATTTTTTTATCATTAGAATTATCTAAACAATATTGATTAGGATAACCACGAATATCATAAACATAATTATTAATTCTAGTAGGATAATTCCATATAACATCAAAATCTTCACCAAATGTGGTTGTTGTGTATATATTAGATATAAATTGTAATAAATGTATAATTAAAATAAAAATAAGAATATAATTGAAATATTTGATCATTATTATATAATATAATATAATATAATATAATATAATATAATATAATAAAAAAATTGATAAAATAGATATATTAAACAGTAAATTATTATATTATAGTTATAAATACAATATTATTATAATGTTATCATATAATTAATTTGTTAAATAAACTAGTTATTCAAATTATTAAAAGTAATTTGAAAATAATCTTTATAAAATTTATTAACTTTAATATAGAAATATACAAGTATAAAATATATTAGTTATTTTAGATAAAATTCATCCTATGATCATATAAATAGTTTAAGAAGGATATTATTGGATATAATTATATGAAGAATAAATTATGAATTAAAATAAATAAGTAGATTTTTTAATAATGTCAAATTATTAAAAATATATTCAAAGTGATGAAATATAAGATATATTATATTTATATAAGAAAATATAATAATAGATATTAGATTTATAATTTAACAATTTAAAAGATTAACTAAGAGATTTGATAAATAAGTTATTATAACCAATAAAAATATAAAATTATATATAATCATATTATTATTATAAATTTTGTAATAATATATTAATGACTTTAAAATATGTTTAATAAAATTAGAGAGATTATCTATTATAAGAAATAGATATGATATTTGAATAATTTAATTTAGATAAATGGTAAGATATGTAATAAAAATATAATAATATGATAAGTTATTATAAATATTAAAATGATTATATAAATAAAATGATAAGAATAATAATATAAGGAACTGATAAATTTAGTAATAAATTGAAATATTATAATAATTAATTTAATGTTTTAAAATATTTAGATAGAATAAGTAAATTAGATATAATAAACAAATCAATATAATTATATTCATATTTTATTATGATAACAAGAGAAATATTTGTATAAATATAATAATATAGACTATTTTAAAACAGATTATAATATTAGTAATATATTGATTAAATAGATAAATAAAGATAAAAAATATCTAAATGTGAGAAATGTAAAATAAATATTTATAAATAAGATATGATATTTAATGTTAATTATGATTATTATCATTAAGATTGTCAAGATAATAATATATGTGCTATATGTTTATAATATTAATCAAATACAATTTTAATAAATAAATATGAATGTAATCATTCATATCATAATGAATGTATTTAAAATTGGAATGGTAATTGTCCATAATGTAGAAGTTATTGATTATAATTATATTTAAATATTAAAAAATAATATTATTATATTATATTATTAATAATACAATTATAATGACTGAATATATAAATAATTATCCTGATCTAAAAATAAATGGTAGATTATTTCCTTTATGGATTATGCATAACTTTAAAAAATATAAAATTGATCCTATTATTAGAGTTGAAGGTACTGATCCATGTAATATTGTTTCTACTGGTCAAAATACTGAAGAAAATGTTGTACAATTAAGAAAATATCAAGCTTTTGTTGGATCATATTTAGATTATAGATCACCATTTAAAAATATTTTAATTTATCATGGTTTGGGATCAGGTAAAACAGCAACAGCTATTAATATATATAATTTATTATATAATTATAATCCAAATTGGAATTTATTTATTTTAACTAAAGCTTCTTTAAAAGATAAACCTTGGATGGTCGATTTAAATAAATTTCTTCCTTCTAATGATAAGAATGATCGTATGAAAAATATTAAATTTATTCATTATGATGCTCCTAATGCTGATAAACAATTTATAGATGCTGTTAAATCAGTTGATGTAACAAAAAAAAATATTTATATATTTGAAGAAGCACATAATTTTATAAAAAATGTATATAATAATATAGTAACTAAAAAAGGTAAAAGAGCTTTTACTATATATGATTATATTTATAGAGAAAAAAAAGAAAATGATAATACTAGAGTTATTTTAATGTCTGGTACTCCTGTTGTTAATAATCCTTTTGAATTAGCTTTAATGTTTAATTTAATGAGACCAGATATATTTCCATTAGATGAAAATGAATTTAATGAAATATATATAACAACAGATAAAAATAGATCATTAAATCCAATTAATAAAAATATGTTTCAAAGAAGAATAATGGGTTTAGTATCATTTTATTATGGTTCAACAAAAGATGTATTTGCTGAAAAAAATGTATTTATAAAAAATATAGAAATGTCTGAATATCAACAAGAAATTTATGATTATTTTGAAAATATTGAAGATAAATTACAAGCTAAAAGATCAAAATCTGGAATGGGTGCTACTGTTTATCGTTCTTATACTAGACAAGGATCTAATTTTATATTTCCTATAATTAATGATGATATTAAAGGTGAAAATAGACCTAGACCTAATAAATATAAAATTAAAGATAAAGATGCTGAAAAAATTATGGAAGGTAAATTAGATAATATTGCAAAAACAGATGAAGAATTAGAAGAATTTAAAAAAAGATTAAAAACATATTTAGATACAATAGATAAATTTGTAAAATTAACAGAAAAAAATTTTATAAGAATAAGAGATGAAAGTATAAAAAATAATAATAGTTTAGAACAAGATATTGAAATATTTAAAACTAAATATAAATATAAATTTAGTGAATTTTGGAAAGAATATGATAATAAATCAGAAATATTAAAAAATTTATATAATTGTTCTTGTAAAATTACTGCTATGATGTTTTATATAATGAGATCAAAAGGTCCTATATTAATTTATTCAAATTATGTTAAAATGGAAGGATTAGAGATGATAAAAATATATTTAAGATTATTTAGTTATACAAATTTTAATGATACAAATAATCCAGGAAAAGATTTTTATAGATATACAGAATTTCATGGTGAAATTGATAGAGAAATTAGATCTCAAAATTTAGATAATTTTAATAATATTAATAATATTTTTGGTAAAGATATCAAAATTATTTTAATTTCACCAGCTGGATCAGAAGGTATTTCTTTAGCTAATACTAGACAAGTTCATATTTTAGAACCTTATTGGAATGAAGTAAGAATGGAACAAGTTATAGGTAGAGCAATTAGACAATGTTCTCATAAAGATCTACCATTTAGTGAAAGATATGTTGATATATTTAGATATTTTGCAACAAGAAATAAATCATCAAAAAAATCACAAAATGATTTAACAACAGATCAAGATATATATGAATTAGCAAAAGATAAAGCAAAATTAAATGAAACATTTTTATTATCATTAAAAGAAATAGCAGTAGATTGTGAATTATTTAAAAATGATAATATGTATAATACTGTAGGCACCTCTGGTGAAACTTATAAATGTTTTAAATTTACAGATAATATCTATTTTGAGGGTAATGTTGGACCTGCTTACAAAGATAATATTTATTATGATCAAAAAATTAATAATGGTTTAAATAGTATTGATTCTATTAATAAAAAAATTAAAGTCATTAAAATTAAAGCTGTTAAACGTATAAATGAAGAAATTAGTGATGAAATAAATGAATATTGGTATAATCCAGATAGTGGTATAGTATATGATTTAGAATTAGATTATCCAATTGGTAGAGTTTATTTAAAAGATGGTGTAGCTACAAAATTAAATCAACAAACATATATAATAGATAAAATGTTAAATATACCACTAATAAATGTTAAATGATTAGATAATTATAAAAATATTCTAATAATATTATTATAAATATATAAATAAAATGAGTTATTTAGAAAAAATAAATAATTATAGTTCAAATTTATTAAATAATCATAATGATCATGATAATTATAAATTATTAAAATATATTAATAAATACAATGAACAAGAAGGTGGTGATAAATTTACTGATATTAATTTTTTAATAAATTTATCAAATAAATCTTTCATAAGATTATATTTATCTGTAAAAATTATAAAAAAAAATCAAAAAGTATTAAATGAATTATATGAATTTTTAGTTTCAGTTGAATTTACATTAAATCAATTTAGTAATATTTTTAAATTAAATAATAATAATAAATCTATTATTTGCTCTGATATTATTACAAAATCAATAGAAGATTGTATTAAAAAACGACAAAATGATTTTAATAACTATAATTCTGATATTCATGAAATAAAAATTTATATGCCTAATATTACTACTGATTGTTCTACAGAATTACATATACAATTAAGTAATAATCGTGATATTAAAACTAATAATAAAAATATTAATAATAAATTAAATAATAGTAAATTTATTACAGATTATATTATTGAAGGTAGTAATATTAGAGATGTTAATAATAATGACAAAACAAAAATAAAAAGTATTCAAGATATTAATAATAATTTAAAAAATGATGAAAAAAATATTATTAACAATGATATGGAAAAATATATTACTTATATTACTCTATATTATATACTCTTGAATGATATTAATAAATTAGAAAATATGAAAGTCACTGACTTATATAATAAAGGTATACTAAATAAATTTAAGACTGATATGGATTATAAAATAGATGATTATCAAAAAACTTTTACTAATTATTTAACAAATTTAAATAATAATCATAAAATTAAAAAAATAATATCAAATCAAACATCAAATATATTTACACCAAATACTAATATACAACAATCATTACAATCACAAAATGAAAATAAAAATAAACAAAATATTTTACAAAATAGAGGTAATTATATAAATAAAGTAAATATAACAGAAGAAAATCCAGTTTATGTTATGATTTTTCAAATAACTCAAAATTCAGTATATAATAAATTATCAAAATCATATAATAATGTTATTAATATGACAAATAATATGACTAATAAATTTCAAAAAAAATAAATTTAATTAAAGACTCTTTTATCAATATCAGTTTCAATAACACCAAATTTAAATAAAATATTATTTTGTTGTTTTAAATAAAAAGGATGTCTCATATAAGAACAAACACAATTATATTTTTTTTCATAAGTTTTTGTTAATTGATTAAAACAATAACAAGAATTTGATGTAATAATGTTATAATCAATACTATCTTGATTAATATTAATTAAATTACCAGAACTATTACATATTCTAATATTTAAACTATCAATATTACCTAAATTAGAAAATCTATATGTCTTCTCAATAAATCTTGTATCTAAATAATAATAATCACTATTAGTAAAATCTGGATATAAAATACTAAATGCTTTTTCAATTTGATTATTAGATGATAATTTATTATTTTCTTTAATTTCATCAATATATAATAATAAAAATTTATCTTGTTCTAATGAATAATTATTTAAAGTAAATTGATAAAATGATAAATAATTAACACCATCATAAGATATTTCCCAACAATTATCCATAGTTGTATTTTGATTTAATGGTTTTAACATATATACTAATGTTTTAATATTATTTTTATTATAATAATCTATAATAATATAATCTTTATTATCACTTAATTGAAATTGATCACCTGATATGTTATCCAATGTAAATATATTTGTTATATTTTGATCAATAGTTGTAATATCTAATATTTTTTTATCAATATAAAATTTTCTAGGAAGAACAATACTTTCAAGATCAATATATTTAACATTTCTAAAATTTCTATTAATAACAGCACCTTGTTGATTTTGATATGATTTAAAATATATCTTATAATTAAATGGATTCTTATATGAATTTATATCTCTATCTATACTATCTATATTAACTATATATTCTGTCATAATTTCAGTTTTACCATCATTAACTAAATTATTATAATATAATTGTGGTTTTTCGTGTTTATCCCAATCTATATAAGGTTGAGTAATTTGGGAATTATTTTGTTTAAATTCATCAGTATTAATATTATTAGATCCTGGATCTATATAATTATTTAATGATGATAATTTATTAGTATTATGATTAAAATAAGTTTGATTAGGATTATTTAATAATTTAACATTATCACTATTAGAAGTAATAAGATTATTTTTCAATTTATCAATTAATATATCAGTATCATTTAAGAGATCTAAATTATTATTAATATCTATATTATTATTGATAATATTTGGTTTTTGAATAAAATGATTAAAATAATTATTAGTCATAGTTTGATCATTATCATTAGAAATAGGTAATATATTAGTATTATTTAAAGAAGTAATAGGATTAAAATTATTATTAATATAATCATTAGTTTGAAGATTAGTAGATCGATCATAATTAGATATATTAGTTTGAATAAATTTTTTTATATTATTATTATTCATTATTATATATCAATAATATAATAAAGAATATTTAATTAAACTTAAAATATTAAATCTTTATATTGGTAAAAATATTGAAAAAATAAAATATAAGATATATTTAACTATATATAAATAAATTAATATATTAAAATAATAATAAATAGAGAAATGTCAGATTATATAAGCACATTAGGAACATTAGAATGTATAGAAAAGATATTTCATAATCAATATTATGCATGTTTAAAGACATTAAAGGATGATATGGAGAATATGAAAACGAAAATGACAGAGAATTTATTAAAACAAATAGCGAATGATTACAATATACCAGAAAAAGAATTATTTAAGAAATATTTAAAAAAGAAACCAAAAATTAAGAAAACAAAAGATATAGAAGATACAGATGAACAAATAATACAAAATATTATAAAAAATGATAATTATGAAGATATAATAGAAAAAACAGAAAAAATAGAAGATAAAAAAGATATAATAGGAGAGAAGAAACCATTATATATGAAATTAAGTAAGGATATATTACCAAATTATTTAAATAATAATGATTATTATGTGAATACAGAAACAAAACTAATAATAGAAAAAGAATCAAAAGAAATTGTTGGCGAACAAGATGGTAAAAAAATATCATTTTATAAAAGTTATATAATTAAAAAACAATCTAATAATATGATTGAAGATAATAATTAAAATGATAAATGAAAATAAATAAAATATAGTAAATGATTAATTTTTTTATATTATGATATATATTATATAATATAAAAAATGAATAATTTAAATAATTTAATAGATAAAAATAAGATATTATTTGGTGGTATAGATTTTAATGAAAAAAATATAACATTGCCATTATTAATAGATATAACAAAAAAATATAATAAATATAATAAAGATAAAATAAAAATAACAGATAATATAACAAAAAATGATTTATTAAATATATTATTAATAAAATTAAATAATGTTAATGAAGATTTTTTTAATAAAACATTTATAAATAAAAATGATATGATAAATTTTATAATTAAATATAATAATTCAAATTTAGATAAGATATCATATAATAAAAATATGAATTTTTTTAATTTATTGAATATATTAAAAAAAAAATTTAATTCATGTAATGATGATTTATGTGTTATTAATGAATTAAATAGAAATAAATCTAATAAAAAAGAAATTAAAGAATTTACTAAAGATGAAAATACTAAATGTGCACCACATTTAAAATATGAAGATGGTTCATGTTATACTATGGAAAAATTATTAGAAATGGCAAAAATTTATAATCAAAAATTTAAAAATGATCCAAATTATGAGAGAATAGTTCTAACAAATGATATAACAAAAAGTCAATTAATAAATTATTTATCACAAAGATTAAATAATTGTAATAATCAAATTTGTTGGTTATCTAAAATATATAAAAATAAAAAAGATATTACACAATATTTTAGACCACCAGGACCAACTACACGTTTTAAATGGTTAAATACAACTAATATAAATTTAGTAATGAAACAATATGAAAAAAAATATGATGATTTTAAATTTTATGGTGCTGTACCTATAGATTTTGATAATCCTATGATTTCTGATATTTTATTTATTGATTATAATGATTTATTTAATAAAGGTATTACAAGAATTGGTTTTATTTTTAATTTAGATAGACATGATCAAAGTGGATCTCATTGGATTGCTTTATATTGTAATTTAGATAAAAAATTAATATATTTCTTCGATTCTTATGGAACTAATCCTTATAAAGATGATAAATATAAAAATATTAGTATTTTAATGTCTAGAATAGGTAATTATCTTAATAATTCTTTATCAAATGATTGGTCTAAATCTATTAATAATTTATATGAAAAATATAATGATAATAATATTGATTATTGTGTTAAAACTTATAAAAATAATATTAAATTAATTAATCAATCTGGTTCTATTTCTAATAATATTGATTTTAATTATTATAATAATAAAAATATTGATATTAATTTTGCTAATATTAGACATCAATATGCTAATTCTGAATGTGGTGTTTATTCTATTTATTTTATTTTAAATATGTTATTAGATGATAATAATTTCTATAATAATTTTTATTATGATAAATTAGATGATAAAAATGATGTTATTTCTGGTAAAAAAACATTTAAAAGAATAGATGATAATGTTGTTAATAAATGTAGAGATGAATATTTTAATTTTACTGATATTATTATTGATAATTCATTTTAATATTTTATTACATCTATCTGCTTCCATTGACCATTTACATGTATAACCTGATTCTATATAACAATCTCTAGGTGTAAATAAATTATCAGTATCACATGGAATAGTATTAGATCTAACTAAATCTCTATTTAATTTCTGTTTATTCATCTGTTTTTCTAAAAATGAAATACGTTTAATTTCAATATTATATTTATTCTGTTTATCATAAATTATATATATTGACCATAATACTAATATTAATATACATGATATATAGATATATTTAAACATAAATATTATATTAAAATAATAGATTTTATTTAAATATAATATTAATTTATTTACAATTATGACTAATATATTTTAAATATAAATTTATTACATCTCCATTCAATTCTTCTATTAATAATTTACCATTATAATCCAATATATCTATTTCTTTTCCTAAATCCCATTTAATATCTAAATTTAATATATATTTCATTATTAATTCTATTAATTTAATAAAACATTCTAAATTATGATCTAATTTTCTTGTTAATAATTTAATAAATTCTGGAATATTTAAAATATTATCAGTTTTTAAATCATTAAATAAATTACCAAAATACATATAATTTATTCTTTGTAATTTTATTTTATTTTTCTCATAAATTGTTAAATTATCATTATATTCATCTGCTAATTTTTCTATCATATTTATTTTTTCATGATTTCTATCTATTAATGAATCATTTGTATCTATTAATATCATATATCCTATAAATATTTCTATACAACATTTCTTTATTTCTTCATATGTTTCTAATATTCTTTCTTTTGTTTCACTACATTTCTTTTCATATTCAATATTATCTATATTTATATCATCATTATCATCATCACTAATATCAGATAATAAATCATCATTATTTAATTTATCTAAAATTTTATCTAATGGATCAATCATATATATATATTTAATTAAGTATATATTTAATTAAATATATTTTAACAAATATATAAACTCATTATTATATTAAAAATATAATAATTACTGAAAGATTATCTTGTGATCCTTTTTTTAATGCATACTCTGCTAATCTATATGCTATATTATTATTTTTACTCTTTTCACTTTTATTCTCTAATTTTTTTTCTATTATTATATTTTCCATTACAAAATCTACTGCTTCTTGACAACTTAATACATCCCATATCCCATCACATCCTAATATTATAAATTTATCATTATCTAATTTATAATCATATATAAAAGGTTCTTGTGATATATATTTAGCATCTAAATCACCAAATGCTCTACTTACTGATAAACCACTAATTCTAGGATCATCATTATTACTATATTCTATTATACCTCCCTCTTTTGTTATTCTTCTTTTTTCAATCCAATGTGTTGGTTTATGATCTAAGGTTAATGGACATCCTATATAATATTTATTACATATTACACCTCTACAATCTCCTAAATTAATAACTTTAAGACGTAAAATATCTTTATTATAATAAATAATAGAAATAAGAGCAGTTGAACCCATATTATTAGCTTTGATATCATTATTAATAAAAGATTTATG